TATGTTCTGCATCAGCCATAGGCTGGCATCACCGGTATAGACACCTATCTGCAAGAAGTGAAGGTTTGGTTTGCCCTTAAACTCTTCTAAGTATTCGGCAAAGTAACCTTTGGCCGCAATGTTAAACCAGTTAGGGTAGTTACTTTCGCTTGGCTGTGATGATGTCATAGATTAAGTCTACCTTTATTTGTAGGGCATTGACCTGATCCTTGAGGCTTGATCCACCATTGGTTTTAAGTTCTTGTAGATAGTGGATAACCATCCATCGAATGCCAGCAGCAAAGCCACCAATAATTGCAAGGATAGATACTGTAAATGCTGCCCAGTCCATAGCCGACATCAGACTACCGTTCTCATAGTAATGGTAATGATTCCACCGAAGTTCTCATAAGTTCCAGATGGTGGGGTCATTCTTGTAAAGGCAATCTCTTCAATAACAGCATCAAAGTTTTCACCGGATGTAAAGTCTTGAACGAGAACTGTTGCACCATTTGATTCAACAGTCTCTAAAGCTGATAGACGAAACTTAGCTCCGCCTAAAGTTCCGTAACGAGTGTTACGGCGGTCTGATTCAAAGTCATAACACATCAATGGCAACTGGATAAGGCGTGATCTAGTAGGGCTAGGGATAGCCTTGATGGCATAACCCTTCATGATTGCACCAGTAGATGCACTATCTGCATTGCGATATAAGGTAAAAGCTAACTGTCCATTGACCTGAGTTGATGCGTAAGCACCAGATAGATCGAAGTCTGTATTGTATGCATTGCCGGTAGTCAGGGTTGTAATCTGAGTACGACCTTCATTGGCATCTGCATAGATTTCAATGTTTCCATTGAGGGTTCCGGTCTCAACACGGACACGCTTCCATGCTTTCTTTTCCAATGTTCCCCAGTTAACAATGGCTGTCTGGAGTGTTCCTTCAGAAACTAGATTAGTTGCGTGTTCTAAATATGTTCCGCTTGAATGAACAGAGAAAAATAATTGTGCTGATGTAGGAAAGAATCCCAAAGCATCTACTGATCCAGTAGTTCCAGTAGCCACGATGTCTGTGGCATATGGATAAGTTCCATCATCTAGTAGTTGTCCAAGGTAGATACGATAGATACCAGAGGCACCACCGATACCAGCCTTAACACCTGCATAGATGTAAGAGTCTCTAGCTGCAAAGCCAAGGATTGGATTAGTTGTATTAAAAATCAATGGGCCATAGACGATAGTTGCATCATCTGCAATAGCCGCAACACGGACACCACGAGAGGTTCCGATAGCAAGGTAGGTTCCAAGGTATCCAAAGAGTGATCTAACTGTCTCGCCTCGAGGGATGTCTGCTACTGATACGGCAGCACCCAAGGCACCAGTTGAGTCAGGGGCAATCTTAAAGATTGCAGACTTGTCTCCAGCATAACCAGATACATAGATTGCACCACGACCTTCAGCTATGTCAGACCAGATCCAACCTACTGGAACAGTAGTTGTGTTGGCTACTGATGTAATGGTTGAAAGGTTTGTATGTGATCCACCATGACCACCAGCAAAAGGAAGTTCATATACTGCTGCTACTGGTGTAGTGCCAGTTACATAACTAACACCAGCCATTATGCGGTTCTTTACAAATTGTAAGACAACGCTTGTAGCGTTGGCAGTATTGATTTGATAGTGAGCATGAAGTGTTGGACTTGCGGCAGTTAGATCGTAATCATAGATGTATGTAGCGGTAGCAAGATAGAGTGTAGTTCCATCTGTCTCTGCCGCTAAAATCTCAGTAGATAAAGCAGATCCAAGTATGAGTGAGGTGGCTGTTCCATCTGCTGCCACTCTAGCAACACGAACTGCTGTGCTACCTGCTGCTGCACAATCAATGTGCAATACATAATCAACGCCACTAATAGTGGCAGGTAATGAGATTACTCTTCCAGATGAGCTAGTTGCTGCTGGGAAAATCTTGCTTGTATCTTTAAGTAAAGAGATCTGCCCCGGAGTCCATGGGTCAATGCCCTGTCCTGTGAAGTAACGGAAGCGTAGTTGTTCTGCGTTACCCTCTAGTGCTTCCTGATACTGGACACCTTCACCAAGGTGAAAGGATGTCTGAGATCGAACCCAAAGACCTGAGTCAAGGGTTTGCTCACCCGGTTCACGAGCTTGGTCAACACGCTCATACTTCCATCGGGCAGTAGATCTACGGTAAGGGGTTGTGTCATTCACATTCAAAAGAAATGGCAGACCACCAATAGCAACATCAAAGGCATAAGTGTTTGGATCGTAGTATTGAGAGCTTCGACCTGTGAGGTCGACAATGACTGTCTCCGTAATATCCGGGGATTTAGACTGCTTTAATACCACGCTGTCTCCTTATGGGGAATTATGAAAGTTCTTACTTATGACATTGGGCGAGGACACTTTCTAAACTGCCCCTGTTTCAAACTATTCTGTTACTTCAATCCAAGATGTTGTTGCTTCATCCCATGTGTAACGCTTGCCATCAATAGGCATAGGGGTAGGAGGTTCCCATAGGTAAGTGCTTGAGTTTTTTGTCCAAGAAGGATATGGCTGTGGTGGAGCAAATCCAACACCATCAAAGGTGTATCCAATGCCAGCATAGTTCTTGTGGATTGGGAATTTGCCGCCTGAATGAATGCCACCTAATGTGTTATAGGAAGTTTGAATCCATTCTCCGCCTAGACTTTTTTCACACCAGTCTGGCCCATCAGCCACAATTACTTGCGTAACAATTCCATTTTCTACTTTTGCATAGTGACCCATTTATTTATCCTTATCTTCGCCGTAAAGCGTTACTGTATTTACTAACTTGACATCACGCTTGGTGACAATGCCACCTTTTTCATCAAGCTGTGACTTAGCTGTTGCTTCATCATCTGCAATAATATGTACTAACATATTGACTTCATATGAAAAGCATTGTGTTGGTTTGGTTTCTTTAATCTTAGTTACATTTGACATATATTCTCCTACGCTAGATAACGGATTATAACTATACCTGAGCCACCAGCAAAAGCAGTTCCTGCTGTGTGGTTACCACCACCACCACCGCCTCTATTAGCAGTTCCAGCAGATCCGTTAGTTGCACTATCAGAAGAACCATTACCACCTCCACCAGCTCCACCTAAGCCTCTAGTAGCAGATCCAGCAGATCCACCGCCACCGCCTCCAGCGTACATTACTGATGATCCTGAAATTGCTACTGGAACACCAGCACCACCATTGCCAGCAACAAGGTAAATAGCGTTTTCTCCATTAGTTCCAGCACCACCACCGCCAGCTCCACCGTATCTTGAATTGTTGTTATCAGCTCTTCCAACAGAACCGCCGTCATAACCTTGACCTGTGGTTCCAGCACCACCCGATCTAACAGATGAACCAGTAGTGTCGTTACCTCCACCACCGCCACCTGAACCGCCAGCTCTACCATTAACGAGTAACTTACCACCACCACCACCGCCAGCAGATGAAATAGTTGTAAGACCGCTACCACTTATAGATGAAGCATCACCATCAGTTCCGCTATTTCCATTAGTTGCACCTGCTCCACCACCACCGATTGTAATTGTGTAAGCAGTTCCTGATGTTAATGAGACAGCATTTTCTAAAGTTCCACCACGACCAGTAGTGGTTACAGTTGAGCGTAAACCACCAGCACCACCGCCACCACCTTGGTCGAATCCTCCTCCTCCACCACCACCAACTACAAGGTAGTCAGCAGTTAAATTAGAAGTAGGAGTAAATGTTCCACCTGATGTAAATGTGTGAATAGCATAAGGCCCAAAATAAGTAATAGTTCCACCAGTTGCTTTTGCAGTAGATGCTGTACTTGTACTTGTATAAAAATCGCCTGAAGAGTTAAAGGTGTGAATAGTGTTTCCACCTGATGTGGTTACAGTTCCACCAACTGCTTTTTGTGTAGTGCCTGAGTAACTTGTAATAACAATTCCAGAACCACCAGCACCGCTAAATCCGTCTCCTTGTGCTTCTCCACCACCACCGCCGCCGGTGTTTGCAGTTCCAGAAGTTGCATTAGCTGTAGTTCCGTTGGCTGTACCACCACCACCACCACCTGTTCCACCTGAGCTAGTTCCTGCGGATCCACCACCACCACCTGCATAATAAGTTGATGTTCCAGAGATTGAAGAAGTTGCACCTATTCCGCCATTACCGCCTTGGGCTGAAGTAGCGTTAGCACCAGCAGCACCAGCACCACCACCACCACCGCCACCGTGAGGAGATGGGCTAAAAGCTGTTCCTCCTGAATTTCCTTGCGATGGAGAAGTGCTTGGAGTATTTCCAGCACCACCATTAAGTACCGTGTTAGTTCCGCTAGATGATCCAGCACCACCACCAGACCCACCAGCAACACCTGATGAGTTAGTATTACTTAAATTTGAATAAGATGACCCACCGCCACCACCTGAAGACACAAGAGAATTAAAAGAAGAATCTGAGCCAGAAGGTGCTTTTTGTCCATGGACATTCGTATTATTGTTATGTCTTGCACCACCTGCACCTACAACTACCGTATAAATTGTATTGCTTGATAATACTTGTGCTGTTGCACTTCTAAAGCCACCTGCACCTCCACCACCGCCTTGCCATGATGCACCAGCACCACCACCAGCAACTACAAGGTAGTCAACAGTTAAACCTGTTGGTGCAAAAGTTCTCATACCGCCCAAGCCTCTGGCTGAGCCTCCTGCTAATGTACTGATAAGTGGCATTGTTAGATCTCCTTATTAGGCAAACTTGGTTTGTGTCTCAAGAACTGTGTATGTATTTGCTGCTGTCTTAATAATTGTAAATGAGAAAGCATCAATAGATGATGCGTTACCAGCCGTGATTGCTGCTGGAACCTTTGGGGTTACAGTAGTTCCATCAATCTGGATTGTGCTTGGATAGTAAGGGGTAGCACCATTGGTGTTAAGCCACACAAGGGTAATTGTATCTCCTACTGGTAAAGCAGTATTAAGAGTTACAGAGCTGCTGTATCTAAAGTTAAGTGTATGGTTTGCTGTTGCGTTGGATGTGTAATACCAGATAGAAGCTGTTGAGACATCAAAGTTAATTGTGCCAGTTGCGGCAGAAGCCACAACATTTATATCTTCTTCTATACCTCTGATAGTCGTATCAGCAAGTGTTCCACCTGATGCACGAGCTAGAGGGAATCCACCTGCTGTGGATCCATCGTGTACTACTACAACATCCTTATCGGTATCTACTGTCAATTCGCCCAGTAGTCCTGTGAAGGATGCGTGTTCTGCCGTAGTTCCCCTACGGCGTTGGAATGCGAATGGCATTAGATCGTTCCCCAATCTGCTAAGGATGCCCAAGAAGCGGCTGTTCCATTGTTTGTTAAGAAGTAACCACTAACCCCACCGGAAATCGCTGGGATATAGCTTGCTGCTGCGGTTGCACTATTAGCCGCCGAGGTGGCTGAAGTGGCCGCAGAAGATGCTGATGTTGCTGCACTTGTTGCTGATGTGCTTGCACTAGATGCAGATGTCGCTGCTGATGTAGCCGAAGTTGAGGCTGAACTAGCAGAAGTTGCTGCACTTGTTGCTGAAGTTGCTGCTGATGCAGCGACAGTAGAGATATTGATATAAGTAGTTGATGTCGTATCAGGATCTACAATGGTTCCCATATCACGGACAAGACCTGCACCTGTAACATCTACTAGAGATGAAAAGCTAGATGCTGCTGAACTTGCTGAGGTAGCAGCAGATGAAGCACTCGTTGCTGCTGAAGTAGCAGATGTTGCAGCAGATGTCGCTGATGTCAAAGCAGAGCTTGCAGAAGTGGATGCACTAGATGCTGAGGTTGCCGCTGACGAAGCAGAAGTAGCCGCAGATGTAGTTGATCCAAAGAGTGTGTCGATATAAGACTTGTTAGTTGCATCGGTAGATGCGGTAGGTGTAGCAAGATCTGTAATCTTATTGCTACCCATTGACAAAGCACCGGTCATAGAGTCGCCAGCCTTGGCAACCTTGGTTCCGATAGATGTAGCTACTGTCGTAGAAAAACTAGCATCATCATTAAGTGCTGCTGCTAACTCATTAAGAGTATCAAGGGCAGCAGGTGCTGAATCGATTGTGGCTGCTATTTGAGCATCTACATAAGCCTTAGTCGCTGCATCTGTATTAGCAGATGGAGTTCCAAGACCTGTAATCTTGTAAGTTCCAGCAGCAAGATCAGAACCCAAGGTTCCGCTTGTGATTGTCTTAGATGTAAGAGTAGATGCAACTCCATCAAGAGTTACTGTGCCTGTGGCATTAGGAAGAGTGATTGTTCGATCTGCTGTTGGGTCTGTAACTGTAAGGGTGGTTTCGTTTCCATCATCAGTTGAACCTTCAAACAAAATACCACCAGTTGCAATAACTGCACCGGATAGAATCTTGGCTGAGAGTGTTTGTGCATCTGTAGTACCAACCACATTGCCAGTTACACCGTGAACACCTGCTGTTGTAGGTGTAGCAACAGATCCAATGTGAGCTGAGAACTCATTGAAGTCCTGACCAGAAACCACATGGCGAACCGTTGCACCAGCAGAGTGAGCCACATTTGTTGTGGAATCTGAACCACGAGTTACAGTAAGTGTCGTTCCACCACCGGATGCAGTAACGGTAATAAGTTCTTCTTTGTTGGTATCTGGATCAACAACCAAGGTGTAAGGGTAGTTGCTTGGAAAACCTGTTACTAGGTCAAGCGTGATCGATAGAACAGTACTATCGATACCTGTTGATAGCGATGCCTGTTTTGCTGTTGAGGCGTAATATCTTTTCTGGGCCATTGGTTACCTCGTATAGTGGAGTCGGGGTGGATAAAGATCTCGAAGCTGGGCAGCCTCTTGCTGTAGTCGTTGCTGGTATAGACCAAGGTAGAATCGTGCAACGGAAGCACCACTACCGATTGGCTTGGATTGATCCATCATGTCTGCTTCTACTGACTGACTTGGGATTCGTGCAGCATCTGAACCAACGATAAGTCGAGCAATGGCTCCATAAGTAATCACATCAATAGTAGATGCTGGAAGACCAGTTACTGTTTCATAGATGTCAGTCTCAGCAGAAAGAACTGATGGAGCCTTGGCATAGATAACCTGAACAGTTCTGCCCGGATCAATCATGTCAAAGATATTGATGGTCTTGCCATTGGCAAATACTGTGGTGTTGGCAGTCTTGTCTGTGTCATACCTACGGACATTGAGCCATTCCTTGGTTGAGCCAATAGTCTGCCACTTAACATTGAGGACATAGTCGGCAGTAGCCGGAAGTGAGTAAGCAGTAACGGCTGAGTTGAAGCTAAAAGTGTGTGTGCCTACTCCAAAGAGTTCTGGATAGACAGCTTGAATTGTGTCGTTAATTGCCTGTTTAACCATGAAGCGTGGGTATTGAGGGGCTATGACCACCTTGGTCTCGTTGGCTGCTGTAGAGGCTGTAGTGCCTCTAAAAGCCCTACCCCAAGGGGCAAGGTAGACCTGCTTGGTTAGGTTATCTGTACGATCTACATACATCAGTTCAGAGCCAACCTCGATGATGCCACGACCCATCTGGGCAGTCTCATTGACTACGAATTCTGTGGCAGAGGTTGAGGCAATTCCGCCTACTTGGTTGATCCATGTAGCGGTTTCCTGTTGGGCCCCATAACTCTGGATTTGCCCAAGGACTCGTTCTATGAGTCCATTAAATGTTGTTGTCATTCACTCACCGCTCTCAGGGCTGCGGCAGCAGCCTTATCAGTAGTTCCGCCTAGTTGGTTGCAGACACCACGAAGGTCTTTGTAATTAGGTCGAGTATTGCCAGCTTTGACATTTAAGGCACCAACAACACTAAGTCCTGTAGTTCCAGCCCAAGTGTTTGCAGCCTTAGCTGCACCAACATATGACTGAATAGCAGGATAGGTGCCACCATTAGCAAGACGATTAAGTTCTGCATGGAGTGTACTTCCGTTGGTACCAGTTGCCATTACTTAGCCTTTCGCTTTGCTGCTGCGTTATCTACTAGATTTGGATATGGTCTTCCAGCCTTCTTAGCAGCAGCCTTAGCCTTTGCTTTCTGTGATGGAGTTAACGGAGTAGATTTTTTATTGGGATTCTTTTTATCCCAGAATGCTGTTTTCTTTTTCACCACTTCACCTTATCTGCCCAATAGGCTGCTGACATTTTTCCTTTAGCGATGTTCTTGGCATGACGAGCTTTGAATGATGCTTGTCTTGCTGTTGGCTTCTTATCACCAGATACACCTTGCTGACCAAATCTAATTGTCTTAACCTTTGAACCTTCTTTGGCTACTACAACATGAGACTTCTTTGGATGAGATGGAGTTCTTTTTGGTTTGTTGAAGCCAGATACTCCGGCTGCTTTCAACCGAGAATCTTTCTTCTCGGCCATTTACTTCTTCTTACCCATTTTCTTAGGCATGGACTTCTTTGAAACCATTTTCTTTCCAGTTTTCATTGCTTCCATCTTGGCATCTTTCTTGCCCTTAGCTGTGTATGGATATTCTTTCATCCCGACCTTTGGCATTTGCTTCTCCCTTTGTGTGATGACTTTGACTTTCCCACCTGTATTTATATCAAACGAGATGGAAATCTCTATGCTCTTGCGAGCTTCATTGGCTGCTGTTCTTGTATTCGTTGGGGATAGTGTGGCTCTGGCTAATGCACCAAGTGCATATGAACTGCCGGATCCAACTCCGTATATCCCACGATCATCTCTTACCCAAGTAAAGTCATTATCAATTTGATAAAGCTTTCCTCGAAGGCAGATCAATGCATCGAAACCTGCACCATCTTTAGGATCATTATCAGCAGTCTTTGGCGATGGATCGTATCCATAGTCTGCGTATGCTTGCTTAAGTGATGGCAGTAAATCTGTCATCATAAATTTATCTAGGTTCACACCTCGTGGAATCTTAGGAGCATTCCAACTGTGTAGGGCTATATCCCCGGCGATTGCATCGCCAGCAAAGGCAATTACATACTCGCCTTTTTCTACTACCTTGTCCATGCCAGAAGCTATGAACTTCTGATCTCCACCCACTATCAAAGAATCTGCGGCAATCAATCCCCAACCTTTACCTTGGATTCCAATAATGGTTGTCATTTTCAGTCCTTAAACGAGTTGGTGGTTGAGTCGAATGCCTTACCGGCTAAGTTACTTACTTCGACTGCCCCACGAATATCCTTCATGTTTGTTGTCGCTGGTTCAATACCTTGGCTGATTGCAGACTGGTATGCGTTTAGCTCTGCATCCCACTTCTTCTGAGGCATCATCTTGGAACTATTAGCATCACCGGTATTAACCTGTAGACCTGATTGCTTTAAGCACTCACCCCAGTTTTCATGATCCTGAGTAGGGCAACCTGTTCTGCATCCCATTAAACTATCTCCACTAAAAATCCGTTATGGGCTATGTTGGAATCAGAGTCGGCTTGAGCCTGAGTCCTGATTGCAAAGCCTTGTGCT